AATAGCCGCAGGTCAAACTTTTATTGCTAATAACGACGCTGGCGACTATTGGATTGTTTCTAGCGTAGCCGCGCAGACCGTGGAAGTTATGGAGCAAGCATAATGTCCATATTGATTACAAACAGAGCGGGTGGCGGCGGTGGCGGAGTCGTGGTTAAATCATTTACCATTGCCAACAATCAGGTTGCGCCTGCCGATGTTACTGGCTTCTCAGTAGATCCCCTGTTGGCTAACGGCTTTATCTCAGAAATGTCAATAGTTAGACGCACTGATACCGTGGTGACCGGAAGCGTTAACGCGCCTTACGTGGCTAATCTGCCCTCTTTAAATGGGGCTGTAGTTGGGTCCGCTAGTTCGGGAAGCGGAACTGTTATCGTCGGTGATTTTTCTCAAGTCAACGCTGTTGCTCGCGCCAGAATAACAAAATTAAACGCCAACGGCACAGAAGATGCAGTTTTTGCCGCTAACGTAGGTATCGGATTTAACAGTGCGGCGATTGCGGTAGCAAGCTACTCAGACGGTAGCGTTCTTGTGGGCGGGGCGTTTAGTCATCTTAACGGCGTCCTCATTAATCCTGGCAGGATTGTCAAGCTTAGTTCAGCCGGCGTGTTAGATGCTCCTTTTAATACAAATTTAGGTGGCGGCCCTAACGGCGCTGTACAAACCTTAGCAATTCAAACGGACGGTAAAGCCCTTATCGGAGGGGATTTTACTTCTTGGAACGCTAACCCTATTAATAGACTTGTTCGCATAAACGCAGACGGTACCGAAGACACCGCTTTTACCACCAATCTGGGAACCGGGTTTAACGGTAGAGTGCGCAGCGTGGTTGTAAACTCATCAGGGTCTATCCTTGTAGCAGGTCAGTTTACCAGCTTTAACGGAAACGCCCGAGATTATTTTGTTCAATTAAACGCAGATGGTACAGAAAACGCAACCTTCTACTCTACAGCAATTGCGTCCGGCGGATTTACTGGGGGCACCTTATATGAAGCCTTTTACCAGGCGGACGGTAAGGTCTTGCTTGGGGGAGATTTTACTGGTTTTGCGGGGGTAACCAACTACGGGGTAGTGCGGCTCTCCGCCACAGGCGTCCCCGATACGGCTTTTAACTCTAATACTGTTGCTGGGTTTGCAGCACAATATTCTATACTAGCTATTGGGCAAAGCCCGCAAGGCAAAATTGTAGTCGGAGGAGACTTTACCGTCTATGACGGTAACTCTAACTTAGTGGGCGTGGCTCAGTTAAACCTAGACGGCACTACAGATGCTACTTTTACCGCAAACTTTGTCGCGCCAAGTCCTACTTATTTGGGTGCAAGTTTTAATTACAACGCTAACGGACTTTACATTGGTAGCTATGACGGTACGGGCGCTGCGTTTTTCAGTCGTTTAGGGGAGGGTTTGGTTGAGCTTAGTACGCAACAAACCCTTAGAGGTGTCTACAACTCACTTTCAGGGGTTTGGAGTGTAGGGGCTATTGTTTCTATTGGAGACGCGGTAGGAGTGAGCTTCTCGATGACTCCTGCCGGTCAACTTCAGTATACGTCAACCAACATTGCGGGCACAGTTCTTGCGAGCATTATGAGGTTTGTAGTTCAAGCCCTTTAGCTTAAATTAAAAATATATGTCAAAACCTTCTGTTCATATTAACGATTCTCTAGTCTTTAGGCCGCTTGCTTCTGCTCCCGCTAACCCGGAAGAGGGCGAAATTTACTATGATAGTACCTTAGTCGCTTTGCGTCAGTACGTAGCCGGTGTTTGGTCTACACTTGGCCGCTCTGCGAATTCATCCTATGTTTTCAACGGCTCTACAGACCTTGGCCCAACGGTTGCAAATAATGTACGGCAAACCGTACCTTTTGGCGGAACCTCTCCGGGTACTTTTACTAATATGGGCTGGTACAACGGCACAACGGGCGTTTTAACAGCCGCGCGTGCGTGTCGTATGCTAATCAGCGCAAGCATTCTTTGGAACCCCAATTCAGCCGGATCAAGGGCGCTAGTTCTCACTAAAAACGGCACGGACATTTTTATTGATTTTAAAGGGGCCGAGCCTAGTTTAGAAACTCAAAATAAATTTTGCCAGCTAGTTGACGCTCAAGCCGGGGACTATTTTGAGTTGCAAATCCAACAAAACAGCGGCTCGACTCTAGGATTGTACTTGGGCGCCCTCCTTAATCATCTTTCTATCTTTGAAATCCCATAATGACGATTAACCAAGGTGGCGGCTCTAGTTTTAATTTTTGTAGAAGAATTTTACTCTTAAAAGGATAATAATATGAATAACTTACAAGCTAGCGTTTCAAGCGGACTCAGTGTAGATACCTGGAAAGTTGGACCTTCTTCTTTGGATATTGATAACCAGCTTAACACCGTGAAAACAATCATGGTTGTACGGCAAGGGGCGTAACGTGGCTTATAACTTGCTTAGACCTGTGGCCCTCTTCTCCAGCCTCTCTATGGCCACTAGCCAGACGAGCAGGGCGGTTGAGATTAAGAATCAGGATAATATTGGCCTTCAGGTTACGTGGGCAGGCGCCCCTACCGGGGCGTTTAGTGTCCAGATTTCAAGTGATCACATAGAAGACATTGAAGGCAACATTCAAGTAGCAGGTCATTGGGTTACTTTGCCTCTCTCTCCCGCCGTCACTGCGTCCGGTACCCCCGATGACGCTTACATTGACCTTAATCAAATGTCGGCTCAATATGTCCGTTTAGTGTATACCGCGGCGTCTGGGGCGGGCACTATGACGGCACTGGCAGTCGGTAAGGGAGTCTAAAATGAGTCAATATAGCCTATACCCTCCAAAAACAGGCGGCGGCGGAGCGGGAACCTGGAAAACTCCCGTAGCTACGGCGGCGGCTTTGCCTGTAGTGGGCAATGTTATAGGCGACGCTCGCGCGGCGGCGGACACGGGCGTTATTTACGTTTGGACGGGGGCTAGTTGGGATACGGCGGTGGCGGGCGTAGGTACTGTTACCTCTGTAGGCTTGTCTGCTCCAGGATCAATCTTTAGCGTCTCTGGCAGCCCCGTAACGGGCGCAGGTACCCTAGCCCTTGCCTTAACTACCCAGGCCGCAGGTACTTTCCTATCCGGCCCTGTATCGGGAGGACCTTCCGCGCCTACGTTTAGGGCATTGACTGGCGCCGACCTTGCAGTTGGGACACCCAACACCGTTGCTGGGTTCGGAGGAGGCGGCGAGTTAGAATCTATCCCTAACTGGGGGGTAAATACGGTTAGCGGTGGATTAGATCAACAGCTTACCGAGCAGCCTAACGATTTCAATACCGGGTATAACGTAAATAACTTACAAGTAAACTTTGACCCTCTTAAAAACTCCCCCAATGACTCTTGGACCTTAAGCAATGTTTATGCCAACTTCGATGTTAATAGTTCAGGGTTTACGCTTGGCACCAACACCAACGCCGCTATTTTAAGGAACAACTATTTACAGCACTTGGGGACGGGCAGCGTTGGCGGGTTAATTTTTAACAGGAACAGTGCTAACCTTGGCAACGGTGTAGACCCAATTTCAGTTAGAGGTTTGTTTTACAGTGCAGGGTTTGGTAATGTCAATAGCGGCGTCACTATGACTCAGGCGCTCCAGGGCTATAATTTACAGGTACGTTTTAATCCCGGCTCGGTCATGCAGGGAAACGTCTTGGCCTATGGCGACTTTTGTAACTTTGAGGTAGCTGTTCCTGGATACCAAAGTTTTGTGGCGGCGCCTCAAATAGCGGAAATCTCTAACAATTCCAACTATTTAGGCGTTAATATTGCGCCTACTATTACCACGTTTACGGGTAATGCTGGGTTTACGGGGGTTAACATTAGCCCCCAACTGGGTACTCTTGATACTGGAAGCTTTCAAGGCATTACAGTTAACCCTACGATTGCGTTAAATAAAACTCAAGCTTTGGGGCTCAATGTTACCATGGCGGGGGTAACAAATTACGTTGGGGTTAAATCCTCTCTTGTAGTTCAGGATTTAACGTATCAATTCAACGCCTTCCAAGACAACGACTACTACACCCTTGAGTACGCCAATGACGGCGTTGCGGGAGCGGAAACATTTACAGTTGGCGGCAGCAGCATTGTGGGTCACATACAAAGCGGAGTGTCTACCGCAACGCAAATCAGGGCTGCCGCCATTCTAAACGTCAATATATCCGGCGCGATTACTGTTACAATATCTGGTACGGGCAGCACCGCGCAAGTTACGGCTGCCCCTGTTAACTTTACAGGAGGAGAGGACCCCGGAACCGCCAAGGCGGCTCAGTTTGAAGGCGATGTTCAGATTAACGGCGCCCTCAGCTTTACTGGGGCGCTATCTATTGGTGCGCTAACCTCGTTTGCCCCCTACACGGTAATGAGCGGTACCGGGTTCACCTCGATTGATTCGCTTATCACACAGCCAAATGTTCCAGCTAACGCCGTAATCACGGGTACGGACCTTCTGGCTATCAACACCGCCATGTTGCTCAACATTGGAGATAATGCCTCTGTTACCTCTAACTTCCTAGGCTTTGCCGCTTTGGGAATGCCTACCGTGCTCAGTATGGGCATAGGGTCTACCATTGACCTGGTAGCGGGCGCGATCTTTGCTGTTAGCTTAGATGGATCGGCAACGGGAGGAATTGCGGATAGACTTGAACTGTGCCGGACGCTCGCTATCCCAAACGGGGTTACAGTTGTAAACAACCTAGTGGGATATCAGTTTGATTTACCTTTTGGAGACCCGGGAACCTTTACTTGGGGTTTCTACTCTAGTCCCGTTACTGCCCACAACTTCCTAGCGGGGGACCTAAAGGTGGGCGGCGTGGACTTACCGTCTAACTCTAGCGTGGGGATTGAACTAGAGTCTACGACTAAAGCAGTACGCTTTTCTAACATGACTACAACTCAAAAGCTGGCCCTTACGGCACTCCCGGGCATGCAGGTATTTGACACTACTTTGACTCAGATGAGCTACTACAACGGAACTACTTGGATTAACTTTTAAAGAGGTTTTATGACACTAGAGGAAGCGAAAGCGCATTTGGAAGCTGTGAAACTAGACCCTAAAAAGGGTGTAGAAGACAAAGATAAGACTATTAAAGCCTTACAACTTGTAAGCGGCGCATGGGCGAAAATATGAGCGCTATTAAAGGCTTAGGGATTGGTATTGTGACAATTTTTGCCCCTATCCAAGCGGCTTTGATTGTAGCTTTGTGTCTGGTTGTGGCGGACTTGATCACGGGGGTGATTGCAGCTAAAAAGCAAAAAGAAGCAATTACTTCTAGCGGAATTAAACGAACTGTGGGTAAAATAGTACTGTATGAGCTTGCTATTTGTCTTGCTTTTCTTTGCCAGCAATATCTCACGGGGGATCTATTCCCCGCTTCTAAGCTAGTGACGGCTTTGGTAGGACTTACCGAGCTTACTAGTATTTTGGAAAACCTAAACGCTATTCACGGTGCCCCCGTGTTTAAGATTATACTCGATAAGATCACTAAATCTAAGGAAAATCTAGAAAAATAAGTTTGTAGGGTAAAATTAATGTTAAAAATTGTGTTATTTTTGTATGTTTTTCTCTTTTCCTTCAATTCTTTTGCGTTGCAAGTAAAAGCCAAAAAAATTAACTTAGAGCTACGAACGATTAAAATCGCGCATATTCAAGGAAAAATAGACGACATCTCCGCTACCTTATTTGAAACAGAAGTGATTCACACTGCGAATGTTCCGGGGCCGCGCCTTGTAGTGATTAACTCCCCTGGTGGGCATGTTGATTCGGGAGAGCGTATGATTAGGGTTATGAAAGCCGAACAATCTCGCGGTGTTAAATACGTGTGTGTGATTGTAGGCGACGGCGCTAGTATGGCGTTTAACTTTTTTACTCTTTGCGATGTTAGGCTTGCAGTAAAAACCGCTCATTTTCTATTTCACAAAATAGCCCTTGCAAAAGAAGGCATCCCGTCCCATGTAAGGCTAACGGCGCAAACATTGAGGCGGGTTGCTGATATGCTGGACGCAGAGGACGAAAAATACCGGATTGGTAACGCTTTTGCCTTGAGTCTGTCTCTTAGCGTGTATGATAATCTGGCGGCGGCAGATATCGAATGGAACACTTCTGAGTTGTTAAACAACGGTTACCTGCACGGCGTAGCAACTCTTGACTAATGCGTAAAATTAACATTGCTGGAGTTGCCCTAATTAAAGAGTTTGAAGGGTGCAAGCTAGAGGCGTATAAATGCCCCGCCGGTGTGTGGACTATAGGGTATGGGCATACGGGGGCAGAGGTTGTAAAAGGATGTAAAATTGACCTCGACACCGCTGGCGAGATTTTAGATAAAGATTTGACCAACTTTTCCGTGGGTGTAGATAAACTAGTCACTAACAAAACTATTACTTCTAATGAATTTTCCGCTATGTGTTCGTTTGCTTTTAACGTAGGTCTAGGCAATTTTAAAGCTTCCACAC